ATAAAACTTAAGGATATCGACTTTAGGATACCGTGTGGTAAGTGTTTAAACTGTAAAAAGAAAAGACGAAGCGATTGGTCTTTAAGATTAGAACACGAATATTTATATTCAGATTCAGCATTATTTATAACATTAACATATAACGATGCAAGTATACCCAGGAACAGAGGTATAGCAACTTTAAACAAAAAAGATTTACAAGATTATATTAAACGTCTAAGAAATTCGCACGTGGCATATGTGTCACGTGAATTAGGCATCAGAAAAAGCGAGGTAAAAAATGTAAGTAAACAGATAAGATATTATGCAGTAGGAGAATATGGAAGTAAAACAAACAGACCTCATTATCATATATTATTATTCAATTATGATATAGCAAATTTAAAACCAATAGAAGCACAATGGAAGAATACACAAACAGGACACCCTTTAGGATTCGTAGATATAGGAAAAGTTACTTCAGCATCAATAAATTATACGACCAAGTATATGTTCAAGCAGTGGGGAAAGAAAGATTTAAGACAGAGACCTTTCACAAATATGTCTAGAAGACCTATGATAGGAACAGGATTTTTAAATGAGTATAAAAATTATTTAAGAGAGTTCGAGTTAATAACAATAAGAGACAAAAAAGGAACATTAAGAAAATTACCAAAAGCATATTTATATAAAATATATACAATGTTAGAAGACGGAAAAGAGGTAAAAGATAAAGAATGGATAAAAAGATTAAGCGAAGAAAGTTACAATAAACATATAGATCAAAAATTAAAAGAACATAGAGAAAATTTACTGATTAATTATAACGGAGATGTTAATCAGTGGATGCAATCAAAAGATAACGATAATCTCCGAAAAGAAAACCAAATTATTAATAACGAAACATTATGAATTCAATTTTAGTTAATAAGCCAAAGAAAAATAACTTTGACTTATCACATGAAGTCAAAATGACTGGAAACATGGGAAATTTATATCCTTGTTTTATACAGGATGTAATACCAGGAGACAGTTTCAAAGTAGACACACAACAATTAATTAGATTCAGTCCATTATTAGCACCAATGATGCACAACGTGGATTTTAAACTAGATTATTTTTTCGTACCCTACAGATTAGTATGGGACGAATGGAAAGATTTTATTACAGGTGGAGAGGATGGAAACGACCTACCCTCCTATCCAAGAGTTAATGTAAATGCGGCAGTAACTGCATCACATATTACTAAAGGAAGTTTAGCAGATTACTTAGGAGTACCACCAACAACAAGCTCAGCAGGTACAGAAGGTGGTGCATGGGCAGGTAATACAGGTGAACAATATTTGTCATTATTACCATTTAGAGCATATCAATTAATTTGGCATGAGTATTTTAGAGATCAAAATGTAGGAAGTGAATATGACCAACATACAGACAGTGGAATAGAGACAGATACAGCAGATATTTCAGAACAAATGACACTTAGAAAAAGTAACTGGGAAAAAGACTATTTTACAAGTTCATTACCATTTTTACAAAGAGGTGGAGAAGTAACATTGCCATTAGGAGATATTGCACCAATAGTTTATGGAGATTACGATGGTGGACACGCTTGGGGAGATACTACAGCTTTAAGAGAAAAGTATAGTTCTAACCCAATTGGATATTTTACTAATCAAAGTGGCAATTTAACTTCAAACAGTAATGGAGAATTACTAGATACTTCAGGAACCCAAGCAATGAACATTGATGTATCAAGAACACACGCAGTAGATTTAAGTAGTGCAACAGGTGCAACAATTAACGAGTTAAGAAAAGCATCAGCATTACAACAGTGGTTAGAATTAATGGCGAGAGCAGGTTCAAGATATAGAGAACAGATTTTTGCAATTTTTGGAGAAAAAATTCCAGATTATACAGTACAAATACCAAAGTATTTAGGAGGTGGAAAAACACCAATAATGATATCAGAAGTTTTAAGTACTTATGCAAATTCAGATACAAGTACATCAACAGATAGACCACAAGGTGACATGTCAGGTCATGCATTAGCTTTAGGAGATAATATTGGATTTACAGAATCATTTGACGAGCATGGAATTATATTAGGATTATGTAGAGTAATACCAAAAGCAAGTTATGTACAAGGATTAAACAGATTTTGGCAAAAGTTTGACAAATTTGACCATTATTTTCCACAGTTTGCAAATTTAGGAGAACAAGAGGTTTATAATAAAGAAATATATGTCGATGGTTCAACTTCAGATGAAACTATATTTGGTTATCAGCAGAGATATGCAGAGTATAAGTATGCACAAAACAGAGTAGCAGGAGATTTTAGAGATACATTAGCACACTGGGAATTATCAAGAAGGTTCACAGGTGGCGCTCCC